CCGACAGAGACTGGCGCCGTATTGATTTGAGATACTGGGCCAAATGAAGCCGGTGCTCGGAGAGCGCGAGAAGTTGTTTTTCGATTTTGTGTCGTTCTCTTTTGTCGAGCCATTGTGATATAAATGATGGTAGTACTTTGTGTTTAATTATTTTTCTTTTACGCCTACCACCTCCAATATAATGAAATACATATTCCTAACTGGGGACAACTTTGTTTTTCCTAGATTTCCTCTTTCTCCCAAGCGTAGCATCAGCTATTCGGCCTTTGCGGGGCTTGAGGTATTGTGATATATGCATTGTTTTTCCTTTATTGAGGTTTGATTCTAGTGCTTCTTTATATAACTGATTGTAAGCCTCAAACTTCTCTTTTTGTCGTTGGATGGTGTTAGCATTGTTGATAATAGTCGCGGTAGGGCCTTTCTTCTCAGGTTGTACTTGGGCTGCCTCCTTCTTTACGGAGCGCGGGACGACATCACCGAGTTCCACTTTTGTACTAACGGGAAGTTGTTTCTTCTTAGCCGGATCCCTCTCAAAGAGATCAAGTATGTCCTTTCTTTCCTTTTGAAGATATGTGCCATCTATCATCTTCTGACTGTTGCCAATGTTATTGACTACCCACTTCGCTGCTCCAAAGATTCCTCCTATTCCAGGAAGAAACGAGTAGGTCGCCACATCACTGGCTAACTGTTTGGCTTGATTCACTGCGTAGTTGCCGTAATTGACTACCCGGCCAGCCAAGGCGGGATAAATCCCTGTAAGTTTCTTACATTCCTCGGCATACCACCGATCAGCTGCCTCGCGATGGGCGCGATCAGGGTAATGTGCGTAAACAGTGTCGTGCAATCTGCTCAGTTCATCAAGACCATTTATTGCCTCACTCTCACCAAACTCGACTGAGGTTTGTAGTTTACCATCAGACCAGTAAGGACCTGTATAATTTCCTAGTTCGTTGTTCATTCTAAATTTCTTTTACGCCAACCAACCACCAGGCTGCAGACAGGACTGCAGGAACCTTTTAACGACTTGCTCAGGTCAACACAATTCGGACTTACCACTCACTCAAACACTCATGGCCATATTGGATAGCCAACAAAGTTTGTCGTGATTTAAGTGGTTTGAGTGGAAAGTGTTCTGGATGAACCGCTCTCAGCTCGTGATATAGGTTTTCAAAGAAGATGAATTTATCAGGATCGTGGCGGTAATTGCCCATGTGGCTGAGCAATGCTCCACCTACGTCCTCAATTTTGTTAACTTTCAAGTGTTCGATATGCTTAGTAAAGCGTTGCATAAAGAATTGCCATTGGCCATTCTCATCGCGTCGCAAGTCTTGACTGAAAAATTCAGCAAACTCCAAGCCTTCAACTTCTTCTAATTCTACCTCGACACCAATAGACTTACTGACTGCTTTGTATTTTTCAACATCAGTTCCAGTCAGGTCCTGGAGAACATCATCTCCTCCCGCAACAAATGGTTGGTCAACTATTTGTTCATTGGTGAATTCGAGCATGATTAACGTCATAACGTGGCAAATAACTTGCAACGTCGTATTGCCTCCAATGGTCATGAACCACCCGCTCTTCATAATGCCGTCAACCAACATTTTAAAAGAGGTACCATTGGATGTGCGATACTCGGAGTTCTCAAAGACTTCCTTTATGGCGTTGTCTAAATCCTTCAAATAAGCCAAGTACTCAACCTCAGTCCATGAGGGACATCTTAAAGCTAATTTCTGAAAGGTTTTCGACAACGTTTCAACCATCCACGGTTGAACCATAAAATCCCAGTTCTTTTTGTCACTGTGCCACACCTTACGGGGCAGCATTTTCTTCAAATGTTTCAAGTGACCTGGG